CGCCATTGCGATTTGCCGCGTCTTCGGCCTGGTTGTCGCGCTCTACTTCGTAGAAAGAGGCAATCAGATTATCCGAAAGCCCATCCCACAGCGAGCCTAGTGCGTTGATTTTTGTCGCCATTCGGTTTTCCCTGTAAAAAACGGGCGGCGCTTTTCAGACACCGCCCGCCCACGCCATTTCTAGCGTTTAGAGTTAATGCTTGTAGAACTTGGCGTTATGGCGGCGCGTACGAAGACGCTTCGCCATGATTGCACCGCTGTTCATTTTTCCGGCGCGCCGCTTCAGGGCAACCGCAAGTTTGCGTCGAGTTCCCGCGTCTATCCTTTTTGCCACGTGAGTGATTCTTTTGCCGGTTTTGTCACGCGTGAAATACTTCTTTCCGGCAGGACGGTGAGTGCTATCCATAACCGCTTCAGAGCTATCCGCATCGAACAACCCGAAAACGAAGTTATCAATATCGTCATCCGCCGCGTCGCCATCAGGCAACTTTTCGATGAGGAGATCGCGAACCCGCTCGGCGGCGTCCGCATTCCACTCGGAAAGAAGCTTGTACGCATCCTCTTCATTCACGCCCTTAGAAAGCATGTAGTCGTAGGCTGCGTTGAGGCTAGCTTCGACCAACGCGCTGTCCGTGTCCGAAAGGATGCCGTCATCGTTCGCGTCCGCTTCCGCCACAAACAAATCCTGAAGCACGTCCGCGTAGGTTTCACCCTCAGCAGGTTCCTGCTCAAGCCACGTTTGGACAATCTCAGCCGCTTCAATGGCGATCTGATTCGCGGCATGTTCGGCAGCCAGTCCGGCGGCATCAAGGACTTCGCCCTCTTCGCCGTCTTCCTCTTTGGCCTTTTCCTTCTCGCACTCCGCGCCCTTACAGGAATCGAGCACTGCAACGGGCTTGGCGTACTTACGTAAAAGTTCAGTATCCAACATATCTTTTCCTTACTTGGTAATGGTCTGCGTAACGTGAATCTGACGCGCGGTACCGTCGAAACGCACCCAGAATTCCACGTCCATGCGGTCGTAGGGGTGAGCCGCGTTCGGGGCAACCTGATACTTGTAAGCCGCGCCGCCCATCATCGGGTCAGACGAAGCGACGAGCCACCCAGCGGCCTGAGCGTTAGCGAAGTAATCGCGCAGGAAAGCCTTCATCTTCTCTACGGCGACGCTCATCGGCAACTGCAAATAGTCCTTCGCAGTGCGAGTAACGGCATCGTCCACAGAGGTAGACATATCCACAACCGCAATCAGCTTGCGCAGGGAATTCGTCACCGGGGCGCACGTCAGAGAATCGAAGAACACGTAGCGACCGCCGCCCGTGTAGCTTTCGAAGATGACGGGATTGATCTTCGCCTTGGCGAGAGCGGACTTTTCCTTGTCAGCGTCAACAAAGATGTAGGTCTGCGTGATGCCAGAGCGATTGATCGGATGTTCACGGCCCGCAATGACGTAGTTCTTAGCGGCAAAGCCGTTAGAGTCCGTCGTCGCGTTACGCTTGCAAGCCAGAGCGATGTTGAGCGTCGCGCAGCCGAAATAGCCCTTAGGATTGACGCCCGTGGGGTCTTCGGTCTTGAGCGGGGCCCAGAATGCCTGAAGCAGGTGAGCGCCGTCCGCGCCTTCGAAGTTGAGATTCTTCTGGAAGGCAATAGCGGCCTCCGGCGTCAGTTCGCCGGGGATATCGAAACGCAACTGACGGTTAGTTGCATAGGCAAGCTTTGCGAGCTGTTGCAACAGCGGAGTGGCACGAGAGCCGCCAGAGCTGATGTAGGCGTAATCGAACGGGCAGTTCTGAAGAAGCTTGCGAGCCTTTTCGTAGTCCGTCGTGGAGTACGTCGTGGCGCCTTCGCTAAAGCAAATCAGCGTGTCGGACTCAGCCCACACCTGTTCGCCAGATTCCCAACCGTAAGCGTCGGAACCGGCGGCGATAACAGCCTTGTCGCCTTCAACGCCAATCGTCACTTCGAGCGCATCCGTCTGCCCAGAAACAACGTCAGGCAGATAGTCGGAATTGCCGTAATCGTCCTTCGAATCCGGATCGAGAGAACCCGAGAATTCGTAGAGCTGATTTTCATCCTTGTCAAGGATGCGAAGCGTGATGTAATCCTGCCCGTCGGATTCATCGCCGTCCACTTCTTCGGCGTGGATAGCGAGCTTGATGCCGTCATTGAAGCATTCAAGGTGCTTCACGGAAAGCAGGAATTCGCCCGTGGGCTTCTCTTCAGAAACTTCGAACGTATGGATGAGGTTGGTTTCATCCGCGCGGCAAACCGCGTACTTGATCTTCGCTTCATCGGTAACGAGACGCTGGACAACGGCCTGATAAGCACCGTTGTTAAGCGCTTCAACCACATGAACCCACGCTTCATTGAGCGCATTCACGCGGATGGGCTCGCCGTACCCCAACTTGGTGTATACGTCGCCCGAAGACACGACGAAGGGGCGATCAATACGCCCGCGCGTCGCCCGCATGACGATGCCGAAAACTTGATCGGCATTGTCATGAGCGGGGATTTCGGAATTGTCACGCAAGGGATTGAGCTGAACGCCCGATTCGTAACCCAGTGCGCGAGTAAAAGCTACAGCCATGCGGCCTCCTATTTGTTCTTAGGCTTACGGCCGCGCTTCTTGCCTGTCTTGACGGCCTGGGCGACTTGTTCGGTCGTTTCCTCCGTCACCTCTCCCGCGTCAGCTTCGGCAGAAACGGGCGTTCCGGCGGCTTCCTCTTCGTTAGAAGATTCGGCCGCCGGTTCGCCTTCCTCGTGGTGGCCGTCTGCTGTCGGTGAGGATTCGGGGGCATCCCAAAGAATCGTCAGAGCCGCGCCCGGAAGGCGATACAGCTCTGCGAAACCTTGAGCGGTCTTGACAAGGTGGATAAGCGCGGAAAGCTCGGGAACACAAACACTCGCCTCATCCAAATCCCCCGGCCCTTCAGGGGCCAGTCGGGGAAAGCCGTGATAAGTCACGTCAAAGGGGAGGCGATTTTTCAGAGTTACCGCCAAAGGAAAGGACGCACCTTCAAAAGCCTCGGAGGCCGTTTCAGCCGCGCCCTTCCCGGTGACGGAATGGGCGCGAATTTCGATAGCCTTAAGCATCGTTCGCGCCTCCTCTGATTAGTCCATGTTCGTGACGTTCAGCAGAGCGAAACCGCCCGCAGAAGGTTCATGCGGGTTGACGCTCGTGAAGTTCTTCGCGTAGTAACCAGCGCCACTGCGGAAGTCGTCACCGGCCATCAGCGGGATCATCACCGGGGCCACGGCGTCACCGAGAACAATCGGGTTCTGAGCGACGTTGGTAGCGCGGCCGGTGCAGAGAATCTGCGCCGTGGATTCGGTCTCTTCCACGATCTTCGGGGTGTAGTACACCTCGTACGTGCCGAAGAGGCGGCCCAGGCGATAGATACCCGGACGGGCAGAAATGCCAGAGCTCTGGAAAACGTCGTTCGTCAGGCCGGACAACTGAGCGGCAACACGCTTGCCCACATAAAGGTGCGTAATGCCGTGGTTCATCGTGCGTTCGGCCATGCGCTGAGACAGCGTGCCGATGAGGTACGCAACGTCCTTCCACACAGCGGCGCGGGTCTGATCCTGGAACTGACGGGCCTTCGCATAATCGAAGGTCTCCACGTCGTTCTGAGCGAGGTCCATGCCCTTCGCGAGAACGTCGTAATAACGTTCGTTCGCGAACTGATTCTGAATCGCAACCATGCATTCGGACTGCGGATCGAGTCCGAGTTCGTTCGCCATCTGATTGCGAGCGTCGATGCTCTGACGCGTCTTGGTACGCCACGGATTGGCAAAGAGCTGATACGTAGCGACGTGAGCGATAACGTCAGGCGTCAGGCCGGGGGCGCGTTCGAAGTCGATGAAAGCTTCAATCTTCACGCGGACGCTAGAGGGAAGTGCGGGCGTAGAAACGAGAGAAACAGCGCCGTTATCGGGATTGACCGTGCCGGAAATGGCGTAGGCCGTGCCGTTCACATAAGCGGTGCCGGACAGCGGAGAAGCGCCGGTAGAGCTATCGGAGTGTTCCTTGACGCACGGGAAGCCGTTCACATAAACGAGCGTGCGATTGCGGAGAAGCTTGACGCCATCAGCATCCTGATCGCACTTGTCGCGGGCCGTCATCTTCGCCGTGATCTTGCATTCCACCTTGCCCTGAGAATCGGGGTAAGCGGTATGGATGCGAGCGGAGGTCACATACGGATCGCCGGAATTGATGCCGTCCATGATGCCGTCTTCGGCATAGAAACCCGTTTCAGTACCGGCGCGGTGCGTCAGAATCGCAAGGCGAGCTTCGCCAGAGCCGATATCGGCGGGCAGATAGTGCGCGAACGGAATGGATTCGGTGATCGCGGAAACAATCGCCACAACAGCGCGATTCGGCTGGAGAGCGAGGTTTTCGGAGTGAACCGACGTAGAAACGGCGGCAGAGTCGAGCTTGCGGCCGTCGGGAGTCGTCGAAAACGCGTTATGGAAAGCCTGCTCCATCACGTCAGCTGGGACGTCGCAGCCATTAGCCTTTTCATACGAATTAACGGCACTCATAATGCCGTCGAGAATGATCTTCTTGCCAGCGGCCTTTTCAGCGTCGTTGCCGGTAATCGATTCAAGAGTCTTAGTAAGGCTCTCAGGGACCTTGCAGTCAGTCTTGCCCTTGATATTGCTTTCCACAAAATCGAGAGCGACGGCCGAGTCGAGGACGGCTCCATTCTTGGAGTTTTCCTTGAGACCCTTAACAAACGCGTCCACTTCCTGAGTAGAACGCATATCGTAGGTAGTCGCCATAAAGGTAGTTCCTTTTAAACTAAAAAAATCCGATGCGGCTCAATCGGCCGACACCAAAAATTTTCAAGTTGTCAAGGGACTGCCTTTCGCGGATTTTTCCTATTTGAACTACCCCGCGAAGGGTTTTCAGGGCAATAAGGCGGGAGCGGCCTTATTCCTCTTCGTCTTCACCCTCTTCGTCTTCGAAGTTATCGGGGTTCTCATCAATGGAAAGGTCCATGTCTCCGCGACGATTGCACCGATAGCGCTGAACGTACGGGCTGATGTTGATCGTCGTTTCGAGTCCGATTACTTCGTAGGCGAGTTTTGCCTGATTCGGGCACTCGCCCAAAAGCACAAAAACCACGTCATGGTTTTGGATTTCGAAATAGCCCTCTTCGCTTGTCTGGGCTTCGCTGACGATGATGAAAAGAAATTCATTGTCCGCGCCCACATTCGCATCCTGAGCGTCATTAACCGGGGCGGGCTGAAACTGTTCGGCAGGCAAAAGACAGCCAGTGCCTAAGAAGTTGTATTTGTAATCCTCTTCATCGCCCGAATCGATTACGCCAATGCCGCCGAAAGTAGGCTTTCCGGCAAACTCATCATCGGCTTTTCGCAAAACCTCCTTGCGCCATACCTCGCAAGAAAAGGAATTCGGGTGATTCATAACCACAGCCCGATTCATGCGGGCAATCTGAGTAGGGACGTTATGGAGCATGATTACTTCTTCTTCATCTTCAACAGCGCTTCAACCGAAACCCCCAAAAGCGCGGCGGCGGCTTCGAGTTTCTTCATATCATCGGTACTAAATTTCTTCGTCGCAGGACGGGTTTTCCTAGGCGGCGTTCGGTTTTCAGCTTTCATGCCTGCCTTCTGGGCGCGTTTTGCCGCCAAAGCTTCGCGGGCTTTTGCCGTGCGGGCCTTGCGCTCTTCGGTTGTGAGAATCTGGGAAGCGCGGCGCTTCTTCAAAGCCTCTTCGGCCTCCTTTTGCTTGAGTACCGTACGGGCTTTGTGCTCGCTCGCGCTCTCAAGGTGCTGCGCCAAAAAGTTCCGGACGTAGCCAGAGCTTTCAAGTTCGGACATAACGCGCAAAACATGCTTGCAAGCGACGCCATGCAAGCCCGGATTTCGAATCTTCGGATAGCCAGTTTCAGCACGGCCCGCATTGAAGCCGCCGATTGTCGCGACGTAGCGGAAAAAGTAGCGATGGCGTTCGCAGTCGCAGTCGAAGGCGAGTTTCTGTTTTCTCAGCCAGTCCGCGACTTTCTTCGCTTTCGTCTTGTCCTTTTTCAAGTCCGTGGCGGCAAGCATTGAGGTAGCCTCTTGCCACGCATTCAAACGGACTACCACGTTATGGCGGGTAGCTTTCGAAGTCCCGCCCGCGTTCGTGAGAAAGCGAATCGTGCCGTCTTTGGCGGACACCGGCATGGCGTGAGTAATTTCCTGCTTCGCCTTTTCGATATCGCTCTTAAAGCCCGGATTTCCGCCCGCTTCGAGCATGTTCTTGTAGCTCGAATAAATCAGCGGATGATTGCTTGCAAGATCGATCACCTGACGCGCCGTGATGCCGCCCACGCCTTTCATGCGATTCTGGGCCGTTCGCATGTTTTGGCGGAACATGGCGAGGTCGTTCGCCGTGATTTGGCGCAACTGCCCGCCGAGGGTAGTCAACAAAACGCGATTAGCATCCCAGTCGCCCTTGACTTCCCTTTCCGTGAGGATGATGTTTTGTGCCTGGGGGAGTTTTCCGGCGGCCTCTCGTTCGCGGCGATCCTGCTCAAAGCGAGAATTCGCCTCAGAGACGTGCCCGCGAACCTTGCCTAGCCAGTTAAGGCGTTGATCGGCGGCCATACGCTAATCCTCCGCCCACACGGGAGAGCCTTCGTCGCGGTATTCGCCACGCGATTCAAAGCCCGTGTTTCGCTTGATCTGCATGAGCGCAAGCGCATTCGGCAACCGTAATTTTGTCTGCGGTAACGGCTCGTCGAAAGAATCAAGCCCCGCGGCGGCCATTACAGCCAGAAACTCTTCACGCGTCCCGTACACACGGCGCGAAACAAGAGAGAGGTCGTACTGTTCGTCCGGCTTGGTCTCATAAAAGATTACGTTCGTGTCCCACGTCTTCGCTTTCTGCGCAAAGTCCCGCACGGCGCGATAAAACGCGGCGGCGGCCTGAGAATTCTTGTCCATGCCTCTCCCCTAGATTGTCAGAATGCCGGTGCACGTGCGCACCATGTTTTCGAACACGTCCCCTAGCTCAATCGTCTCCACGATGGCGGTAGCCGAAAGGGCGTAGTAGCAGGTAGCCAGTAGCGCCATCTGGGCGTTAGAGATTTCGGGGTTGATCTGATACTTGCGCCCGCTCGTCGAAACTTCGAGGGCCTGAACCGCGCCTTCTGGGGATGCGCGATTGTTCGTTTGCCCGATGACAAGACGATTGCCGCCATCCTTCGCGATGCCGTTTCGCAGAGTGAAGTAGCCGCTAATCGCCTCGGCAAGCATTTCGTCCGTAAAGAACAGGTCTCGCTCAAGCGTTGTGTCGTTCGTGATGACTACGCATCCTTCGCGGCGGGCTTTTTGGTAGTTCTTAATCGCGCCCACGGCGAGGCGTTCGGTCGAGTCATACACCGAAAAGACGGTGCACGGCTCGCCCTGATAGCCCACGAAAGTAGCCTGAATGAGCGTGTCTTTAGTCTTCACTTGACTCACGGGCAATTTCCTTGCTTTCAGAGTACGTAACGACTTCCTTAATAACCGGGTAACCCGCCGGATTCTTGACGCTTCCTGCCTTGCCCTTGCCGTCGTTCGGCTCGCCCTTTCTCGGGGCATAGAAAATCGGCACGGTGCAACGAAGCGTCACATCGGCGGCGAGCACGGCAAGGTTGTTCGTGCCGGTATCCATCGAAGGCGTAAACACTTCGGGGGTATCCACCTGACAAGCGCCCTTCCAATGGAACCCTGCGAACTCATAATCAGCGAAAAAGCGACGGTTCTCTGTCTTATCGAGAAAAAGCAGAAACTGAGCCGCCATACTGCGGGCCGTCGGCTCTTCATGAGCGAAGAAAACCACCTGGGCTCTTAAGTCGTTACTGAGGGTTTGAAGCTTGAAAACGCGCTCTAGCGGATCGTCACGGAAAGTAAAGGGCATGGCGTCCGTCATTTGTCGCGTGTAATCGCGCGGCGTAGGCGTCACGTCTTGACTGATAGCTGTGAGGATGACCGGCAAAAGCGGGGGCGTAGTCGCAGGTTTCAGCCGGTCACAAGGGGCCCCAGGCATTCCCTTTTTCACGTCCGTCCGCAGGTACTTGATGAACATGTCGTTCGCCTGATCTACGAGCCGAGACGGGGCCATAGAGATGGCGGACTTCAGCGGGCGCGTGACGTACTCGCGCAAGGCGAGCGTAGTCGGCGCTAGCTGATAAAAGAAGTTTCCAAGGTATTCGCCGTATGCGTCTTTGATGGGCTGAAACATGCCGCGCGTCCTTAGCTAAAGCGGTTCAGAAGGCGAGAAAGGTACGGATCGCTTTCAACCTTCGAGGCTTCGGGTTCCGTCTTTTCTTTCTCGGCCACCTGCGGGAGCTTCGGCACGGCGTCGAAGAAAGCGGCATCAGCCTTCATGCGCTCAAATTCTTCGTTGCAATGCTCTTTCACGACAGAATCCAGCTGCGCCTCTTTGGCCTCAGCCTTCTTCTTTTTCGTCAGCTCATCGATCAGCTCATCGTTTTCGGCGCGCAAATCGGCAATCGCCTTCTCATAGGCCGCGCGTTCGGCGGTCACGGAGTCGAGAAGCGCCTTAATTGTGCGAACCTGTTCGGCGTAGGCGGCGGCCTGCACTTCAGCTTCGTCCACTTCGTTACCGGCGGAGTCGAGATAGTGGCCCGCCGAATCAAGGGACCAACCGCGATTAGTCGAGTAGTTCGGCTCGTTCACGTAGTCGAAGCCGTAAAACTCGGTGCGGAGAGCGTTATCGATAATGGCCGAAGAGAAGCCGCCCACATGGCTTTCATAGAGCTTTTCGGCGACTTTGCCCGATTCGGTCTGAAGGAATTCGGCGCGGTGCTCAATCGTACCGTCGTCGTTCGCATGAAGGTACGTCGTGACAATGGCCGGTTCCACGAGCGACGGAACGCCGTTTTCCAAGCCGCCCTCAGCCGGGTCCATGCCGAACTTAATGCGCGGCCAATGCCCGTAATATCCAAGCATGTCGCGCTTGCGTACGCGCTCTTGCGTCGCGGGCGAGTTGATAGCCGCCACAACAGCGGCAATGTTGAAATGCCGATCCTTGCCGCGGTACTTGCGGCCTCGTTCGGCGAGATTGTAGGTAATAGTCTCAGTCTGCATGACAAAATCCCGTCACGTTAGATGACCGGGATTATGTGAGCGCCTTCCATGCATACTGGGCGCGTTTTTCCTATGCAAACAGGGCCTCGGCCTTTTGCAAAGCCGCCGCGCCGCCATCGATTCGAACACCTAAGTTCTCACCGGCGGGCATGTAAGTAACGCCTTCCATGAAAGCGAACGCCATCGCGTCAATCAAGTCAGGGGACTTAATGGACTGCTTGCGCATCTCTTCTTTCTTTTCCATGACGTACTTGAGGCCGCCCGCTTCGGAATAGTGGTACGGGAGGCGCGTCGCCTCATCAATGATCTGCTGAGTTGTTTGACGTGAAAGGTCCGCGCGAATAGAGACGCGGCCTTGACGCACGGCATTGCGAAAGAACACCATGGCGCAGGCGCGGAGGTTATAAAAGCGATTCTTGTACTCTTGTCGAAAGCACGGCTTGCCCCAATTAAGGCCCGTCGCCACAGCGTTAGAGTCTTTCAAGAGCGTCAAAACGGTTATGCCCACGCCGCCCGCGTCAACGTACGTCGTGGCGTTCGGACGCTTCGCTGTTTCTTCTTGGATGTGTCCGGCGAGGTCCAGCACCGAAATGCTGTTGTCATTCACCGGCAATGCAATGAATTCCACCCGACGCGCATCGGGGCCAATATCGCCAGTGCCGATCACCTTCGCAATCCAAATCACGGATGAGTCGCGGTACTCGCCCGCGCCGACGTCACTCAGCACCATGTAACCGTAAGGCTCATCGTCTCTGATGATGCTGTCGCCCTTCAGCGCAATGTCGATATCCTCACGCGTCAAGAGCATGTTCGTCGTGTTCTGGGCAAACTCGCCCAACACACGAATTCGATACTCCACCGAATGACGGCCGCCCGTTTCAAGTTCGCGGGCCTTTAGCCATTCGTTGGTTACCCACGGCGCACGTTCAGAGCTGAAAACGAGGTTGTCCCATGAGCCGCCGTTCTTCTTCGAAAGAATATGGTGCGTGTCATAGAACCATCCGGCCGTGCGGACGCCCTGAGAGGCCAACAGCGTTCGGTTGCCCGCCGAAGTCTGCGTACCTTCGATAACGCGCGCGTGTTCGTCCGATACGCCCGCCGCTTCGTCAACGATAAACATCTGCCAGTAGCGATGCTTACCGGCAATGCTCACGGCCTTGCCCTTTTGCAGGGCCGCTTGCGTGATAAACCACTGCGCTTTGTACCCGTTCACGAATACCTGAGTCGCCGTGATCGTGTAGTACTCGTTGATCCACGCATGGGGCCCGGTCGCAATCTGAGCGCGAGCATCCTCCATTTCCTTCCACACGCCATCAGCCACCTGCTGAACGACAGGGGCGCAGATATACGTGTTCGATCCAATTTCGATCTTTTCGGAGTCTTCGTAGGACGCAACAGGGAAGCAAAGCAAGTGCCAGAGCGCGATGCGGGCGAATGCCGTCGTCTTGCCCGTGCCCGTTCCGCTAACCACTGATACATTTGCATTTTGCGGCGCTATTTTATCAAACAACCCCACTTGGTCAAGGGACGGCTCAAGCCCTGCCACTTCCACGGCAAAACGCAACGGATCGGCGTGATAACGCTCCACAAAAGCCGGATAGCGCGGGTCCTGAAGGAGCGTCTTCTTAACTACCCGTCGCGGCATTGCCTTCCCTGCCTTCCGAATCTTCGGGCCACACGTCTATGACTTCTGACTCGTCGAAACCGCGCTCTTTGAAAGCCGCAGCCTGTTTGCGCCGTGCGCGCTCCATCGTCGAGCTGAAACGCTTCGTAAGCTCTTCTGGGCGCACCGATTCCGTTTCGGTCTCTTGATCCCGCTCGCGGAACAGGAAAAGCGCCTTAGCCAGATTGTCAATCGCCTTTTCTTTGTTGAGCGTGACGATATTCAAGTCGCCCTTGATGCTCTCCACGCCACAGAAAAGAATCTTCGCGCGTGGCGAAAGCTTACGCGTGTCATGCAGGATGCGCATTTCTTCGCCCGTGCCGTGACACACGTGGCATTCCGGATTCGGCTCTTTGTTCGGGTCCACGAATTCAAACATGCGCGCGGACGGGAATTCGCCTATGTCGGTCTCGTTATTCGAGGCGATAAGAATGCGGTCCCGCTTCATGTCGTGCTTTTTCTTTTCGGCGTAGTAGCGGGCAATCGTCATTTGCGGCTCGCCATCTTTTCCGTAGCACCACGGGCACGGGATTCGGCGCAACTCAGCGAACTCATTTGCGTCCGCGTTGACGATATCGGCCCACAGTTGCATCAGCCGGTCACCGTCAACCCCGATTGCGGTTGCTCTCGCCGCAACCGCCTCGCGCACCGCAACCTGTACAGCGGGTTTTTGTAAAAACCTGTATGCCTCTTGCGCCGGGTACTTCTCATTTAGCCCTGCTCTTTTAGCGGCTTCTTTAGGATTAAAATCGCGCAAATATTCCAACACAAACAATTGTTCAGTTTCTGACAATGTTGGATTATTGATAATTTCGTCAACGTTCGTTGGCTTAGGCGATTCGTCCGGTTGCGCTTTTGGTTGCGCACGGTTGACGGTTGCTCTGTCAATCGGTTTTTCCCTAAACTTTTCGTATTGGGACTCAACCTTTTGGGTGTTTTCGTCAAGCTGTTTTGTCTTGGTCCACCCTTCAGCCTTTGCGCGCTTGGAGATTGCCTGACGGGAAACGTCTATCTGGAAACGGTCACGCAACCAATTAAAGCCGTCTCGATCATCCGCCTCCCATGCCTCGCGAATGCGCTCCCAGTCCTTCGAATCAAGCGCCATCCTTACCCTCGAACAAATCTTCTTGCGAGTTTTCCGGCTGACGCACCGAGCGGCACTCCATGTGGAAACGCCGGATATTGGCACGAGACTCTTTCGCCGCAGCCGAAAGACGTTCCGCTGTCGCTACGAGGCGAGCGCCGCCGGGCATGTCAGCGAATTGCTTGCGATTGCGCGCGATGAAGAGGTTTAGGGCTTCGCCCATAGCGAACGCCTGATCTACGCACGTTTCCACTGAGCCGTCTATGGTACTCAGCCGGTCATTTAATTTTCGCAGTGAGGCAAGGTCTCTCCGACGGGCTTTTTCCCATTCATCGAAGAGCCACGCAGAAACCTCTCGGTTTTGGTTTTGGCGGGAAGTCGTGCCCCAGTCATCCGTGCGCCCGAAAAGGTAGTCGAGAGAAACCTGATACACATCGGCCGCCTTTTTCAAGACGGCGAGAGGGATGTTCTTCGAGTTCATCAGCTTTTCGATCTTGGAAAGCTTGGAGGAATTCTGATACCCGAGAAGCTTTGCGGCGTCGGACTGCGAGAAGCATGAGAGTTCGCGGGCCGCGCGGAGACGTTCGCCGATAGTGCGCAAAAGGTCCATATCGCGATGACGGCGATTGGCACGGGGCACGGCGTTGGGTTTGGCCGGTGTCGCGGGCGCGACGGGCTTAGTTTCGTTCTGCTTCGTCATGTTTCACCAACTCTTCAACGTCCGCAGTGAACGAAACTTTGATCTGGACGCAGGCTTTTTCCGCGTACCACTTTTCAACCAACAGAGATGAAATCAATGCGTCATCGTCATAGACAATGCCATTCATCCCGTCGAGAATGGATTTAGCCGCGTTATCCACGTCCGGCTTTTTGGTCATCGGGATGCGATTCGTAACGAGAAGCTTGCGGCGGCGGGCGGGCCAGCGCTTCGGCGGTTCGAAGAAACACCGAATCTGGACTGCCACAGAGCCTTCATCCGCGCCCACGCGGAGAAAGCCCTGCTTTTGCATGGCGGCCTGAGCGATTACGCCCACCGACTCTTCAAACGCGTGAGTTTTCTTGTCCGTGTACGTGCGCACGTATCCGCCTATGCGGGCGAAGCGCGGGCGGCCTTTCGGCACAACTTCCCACGGAATTTCGAAAGCCAAATCCTTATGCAAGTTCTCGATCATCGTCGCACCTCTACGCGGCAATGATTAGCGGCCTTTCTGGGTGCACTCTTCCTGCACCGAAAGCGTCCCGTGGTACATGCCCAGATTGAACGCCTCAAGCTCATCCTTGCGTTCAGGGCGGCGCACGTTTCCGATAGAGCCGGAGCGGGCGGCGTCATACCCCTGCAAATAAATCGTCTTGAGGCGCGATGAGAGCGCGTCTACTTTGGCCTGTTCGTTTGCGTTCATTTTCGTACTCCTTTTTCTTTACTCTTTGGACTTTCTATCGGGAACGGGTGCAATCGATTGTGCAAGCGTCAATCCAACCAAAATGTCATTTACGCACCCGCGAAGTTCTCCGGTTTCTTCGAGCACCTTGAGGAAGTCAACGGGCTTTTTGTCGGCGGCCCTTTCCGCGTGCCACTCCAAACGTGCGAGAATTTCTCTAGCCTGTTCAATGGCTGTCAGCGCCTGTCCGACGCCGACGCACCTTTCTCTCGTGTTGGTGAACTGAAATGACATCTGAATCTCCTTTTGGCTTAACCCAGAAAATTGTTTGCCCGCACTGCGGTGCGCTCGGAACGTTTACCGTTCACCCTGTGCTGGAAGGTCTTACCGACGAACCCGGGGTGATGTACCTCGGGTCCGGCAATAGAACTAGCGGTTCGAGCCTCTTCAGCGAAAAGAATGGTTGCGAGTTCTTTCCGCCCGAAAAAATCAGCCTTTTGCGTTGCCCCGGGTGCAATCGTTTTGTCGTCAAAGCCGATGGCGAAATCGTCTACCCGACGGGGGTAATTTGCGCCCCCGCGGCTTACATGCCCGAAAGCGTGAAGCGGCCCTATGTTGAGGCCCAGTCGGTCGTCTTTGCTTCCCCGAGGGCCGCATGCGCCATGCTTCGCGTTTGTCTGGAACGGCTGGTTACCGAGGCGGGCGGCACCGGCAACAGGCTGGTAGACAAAGCGGAAAGCCTCTGCCTGACGCCTAGGCTGAAAAAGCTCTGCGACACTTGCCGATTGGCGGGCAACGAAGCGGTCCACAGCGAGCTCTTTGACTTTTCGATGAGCCAATCCGAAGCCAAAGACTTGGCCTGCAACCTGATGGTCTTTATTGACCGCCTGACCGAGGAATTTTTCGGCTTTGACGCGGCCGTTGAAAAATTTGCCGCTCAGACAAGGCGCGGAAAGCGCTGATTTCATTCCGATCCCTCGCCCTGTGATTACTGGTACTCAACGCCAATCGTGCGGGACGCGCGGGCCATCGCAATCAGTGCATGCCCGAGGGATTCCGCCTCATTGGCATTGAGCCAAAACGTTTCGTCGAGCGGAAGGGAGCCTTCGGCATCCTTGTCCACATAGAACAGGCGGAAATCAACCGCGCGTTCGTGCGCTTTCAAGTCCACGTGAACGCCTTCCTCAGTCTCGAATTCAGTGGTCAAAGCAATCATCTTTTCAACTCCTTTCTATGCGGCAATGTTCTTCATGTCCGCGGCGCGGGCGACTTCAACCAAGGCTTTCGCTAATTCGCGGGCGCACTCGGGGCGCAGCATGGCGGTAAAAACCGAAGTCGCGTCATTGGTTGGAAACGTCGATTCCGCGCGAAACTCCACGCGAAAGTCCCTTGCATTGCCCGTACCGAGTCCGCGATTTGGGACGGCAAAAAGATGGATCGTGCCGGTACGTGCAAACGGGATGCGGGCCGTATCCACCTCGCGGGGCGCGTACGGGGTGCTTGTCATGCGTCCTCCGCGCGGCGACGGAGATAGTCAGCGGCCTCGCAAGCGGTCGTGATTTCACGCCCCAGGCGGCGAAGTTCGCTGATCGGCAAGCCGCGGAAAGAGTGCGCGGGACGACCGTCTGTGTCGCCGAAAACAATCGTCCCTTCGCTCTTCACTTCGTCTACTTCAATTTCGCACGAGTAATCGAAGCCGTCGGCGGCGCGATATTTCGATGCGTACTTCATGTCAAAGCCCCATGAAGTCGCGGAAATCAGCTCGCACTTCGGCGGCACGCTTTTTCTGTTCGCGCTTTTCAGCTTTGGCGTTTTCGCGGCGGGCATGCTCTCGTTCGATGTACGCCATCGCATCCATCGTGGCCTGTTGCAACTCCATCATCGCGTCAGCGCGAACGCCACCGATGTTGACACCGCGCACGGCGGCGACGGCGGACAATTCGAGCAGCGTCACGGCGGCGTCAAGGCTGATTTTCACGTAGGGGCAAATTTCCTTTTCGCGCTTCGGCATGCCGGGGCGCTTTGCGGGCTTTTTAGCCTTGAGGAAATCAAACTTGTCCATTTTTAGAGTCCTTTCTTGTCTTCAGAGAAATAAAACGCAATCGCCACGGCGGCGGTTACCATAAAAGTCACAAAACCGAAACACTGAGGCATCCCGTCAGGCATACCGCCAATATTCTTAAGTAAACCATGCGCTAAAAGCCCGCCGCCAATTGAGCCATTGACGATGAGGATTACGCCATAAGCGGCAATCACCGCCCGTTTCAATCGTTTATCCATGGGCCATCCTGCTAATCCACACACAAACGCAGAAGAAACTCATAATGAGACTAACCGAGCCGACCATCCATCCGATGAAAGTCGGCAACTCGCTTTCTCCGGCGGCAATCCCCAAAACCCACGCGACAAATTTCGCTGTGTACCACCCCAAAACAGTGCTTCCGACGAAAAGCCCGAAAATAATGGCGCAGAAAAAGAGAATTATGAGAAGCAAATCTAAACCGTACCAGTTGTGCATTCTTTCGCCTCTTTCTGCTTCTTTTCTTCCTTGCGGGCCGCGTCAAAACCGAAGTAAATCGCGGCAATCCACGGGACTATCATGGCGGCGCGGCCAATCCATCCAACCATTTTGAAAATGTCGCAAAACACCACGACCGAGGCGAAGAAAAGCAGATACATCACCAAGAAACACGCCGAATAGAAAGCCCCATTCAGCGCGAATTTGGACCACTTCGCAAACTTCTCTTTCATTCCCTAGCCTCGAATGCCGCGATGAGAGCCGCACTAAACAGTAATCCTGCGCAAGCGAACCGCGCCAAAATTTCGCCGTAAAGCGTCTCAAAATAAAAGTACGCCGATGAAAAGACGCCGAACAGAAGAATTCCAACCACGGTAATCGCCACGGCAAGAATTATCTTTCTCGCCCAGATCGGCATTTCTCTGAAAATCTTTTTCATCATTTTCTATTATGCCTTCCCTTCGGCAATAGCGGTGGCGGTTAACAACGCTTCGGCCAATGCTTTTGCCGTTTCGGGCGTCAAAAAGCAGTAAGGATCGGCCCAAGGGACGTTCGCCCAATGTTCAGAAACATGCAACGTGATGCAGCTATCAGGAACTCTGTCGCTATTAACGCCCCAATTTTTGATCTCATCCGGCGAAACACCTGACACGGTGAAAAAGCCGTTATGCCCGCAACTGCAATCACCAATGCCATTGGCATCCTGATCGATTTTCGCCCAGTAGCGTTTTTCGGAGGGATTTACCTCAACCTCCGAGATTCGCGTTGCAAACGTCACTTCGTCGGTCATTTCAATTACCTCATCACCCGCATCAATTCCACCGGTTGCGCCTTGTCTTCAAAGACGTTCCCATTGCGCAAATTACCCGTCCGATTGAACCCACTGGATCGGGCGGCCATTTGCCACAAAAGGAAGTTTGTAGGCACCAACTGAATACGTTTTTTCGCGGGCCGTAAAAATGTCATGTTGTCCAAAAGCACGAGCGGCTCCGGATTGAGCGAAATCGAAATCACACCGACGTAATCCTGCCCTGCGGCGTGGAGTCTTTCGGCGATTTTCGGGGCCGTCTCTTCGTCGGCGGCGAAATAAAACTTGCCGCAATGCTCGAGGTAATTTCTCCACTTTTTATCGGACGTGAAATCAGCGAGGCAGGATTTCGTTTCAACAATCACGACTTCCATGGCCTTGTTAATCGCCATGAAGTCCGCGCGTTGTTTCGAGAGCGCTTTCGTTTCGCCCTTGCCCTTACCGGCCGTCACTTCGTAGAAATGCGGCAGGCCCACTTCGCGACTGACGGCGTAGCCCTTGGTGGCGTAGTAAGCCCCCAGAACACGGCAGAAATATCGAACGCGGGCCTTTTTGCTTTTCCCGATTTCGAGTTTCGGCGGAACAATGCGCACTTCAGGCATTGCGAAACTCCGCGATGAGGCTCAAAAGCAATTCCGTGAGCGCAATGAGCGCAATCGGGGCCACAATCGTGATAATCAGGGTCACCAAAATTTCAGTCATTGCCTTGTGCCTTCCAATTCCGTTTCTTCGCTTCAAAAGCCGCCTCGATTAACTTTTCAGCCACTTCCAAGGCTTCGTTCGGCGCGAAAAACAGCTTTCTTTCGTAGTCATCGGCTGTCGTGTTCATGACCACTTCAAATTCATCCGGAGACGCGACGGCCTCAGCCCAAATTTCCACCTTGCATTCAATGCGGTCTTCGCTCATTCGCCCTCCTTTTCGTGGCTTTTCACGTATTCAATTCCTCTCAGCAAATCGTTAACAACGTTCTGGGCGCCTTTAGCCGTAAGAAATGCCGTCAACGTAGAGCCGTCTTCGCTGTCTTTCACCTGAAGCATGATTTTCAGCGTTTCTTTATCCGTGCGGACTTCTACACCACCGGCATGAAACACGCCCTCATAACCAAACTTACTCAAAATCGTCCCTCCCGCCGCCGGTCATGAGCCACATGAAATCTTCGAGATATCTCATCAAAAAGAATGAGACGCAGAAACCTGCAATAGCCGCGGCCCAGTCGCTATTAGTCAGGTAACGAATCAACAAAGATGAGTCTATCCCGGCGAAGATCACGAAAAGCATGAAGCCGATGAAGCACGTGACCTTTTCCATGAGGCAGCCCCAGTGTTTATTACCATCCATCGTATCCCTCCCTTTTCTAGGCGGCCTTCTTAACGCGAACGCCGGTGACACACTGGATCGCGTATTGGATCAATGCAACAGTCCAAAACAGCGCAAAGCCCGCCGCAAACAAGACGAATACCCACACGGCCATGCAGAAAACGGCCATTAGCCCGGTAAGCGTCCAATCCAAGAACATGTTTGCAATGTCAGGAAGAAGCATTTTTAAAACCCTCCAAAATCATTTCCAAAATCTTTCGAGTCTTCTCTTCGGCGCGCTTTTTGTTTACTTCATCAAACGCCTTATCCAACGAATCCAAGTCCGGCTTTGTCCTGATAAGAGCTTTCATGAAATCACCAAGGCAATCGGCATAATCGGAAACATCCCACCACTCATAACGCGGCAAATAAAGCCGTTCGGGCCATACCCTTTCAATGCCGCGAAACTCAACCCGAATGGGCCTGATTTCCAACTGCGCCTCACATCTATTCGGCGTATTGGCAGAAACAACGCGCTCATAAACAATCGAGTAATCGCCGCTAGAAAACTTTCGTTTCTCGCAAACGACTTCGAACGGCTTATCGTCCTTATCGCCGGAATAAAAGCTGCGCCATTCTGTTGTCATTCTCTTTCCTCGCTTTTGGCGTACTTGTCAGCAAATCTCGCCTCAACGGCATACATGCCTGCCTTCACCGCCGTAAGTCTCTGAATCAAGATATCGACCCCAGAAATCATCGTCCGCAATCGCTTGAAATTCTTTTCCGAGGTTATGTGTTCGGCGTGATATTCCTCAAAACCCGCCATGTCTTCGAGCGGATCCGCAATCTGGTCAAGCCCCAGGCGATGGGAAAACTCGCGGTCAATCTCGAAAACCTCGGGATCATCTGTCATACGTTTCATTTTTCCTTCCTTTGTTTTCCTTTCTCAGTTCCCCGTGGGATGATTGCGGGCGTTCTCCCCAGAACATCCGATCAATCAACCCACGGAGGAAATCTATGTCCGATCAACTAACCGTCAGTCAGTTCACCGAATTCCTTAACAACACGTTCTCTAACGGCCTTGTCTGTCCGCTCTGCCACAAACAGGATTGGCAAGTTCGCGCCATTGGCGGCCTCATCGACGGCATCGAAGAGCCAGAGATAATCACCCCGGGGATGGTCGACGCCGAGATGAACGGCGAGACAATCCCTCCAGAGCCAAACGCCGAGTCCCTGCCCCGCAAAATCGCCGCCGATACCATCGCCGTTCGTTGCGGACACTGCGGCAACTTGATTTACTTTGATCGTCCGTTCGTCATGGAGAAGATTCATGGCTAACAAAACTGAAGTAACCGCCGATTGGGTTCGGCTAGAGATTAAAAAGGCGACTGAAAGCCGACTTAGCTCGCCCCTGTTCTGGCAACTTGTCATCGGAGTTCTTGTCCCTGTGCTCGGGTTCCTTTTCGGGTTCTGCCTTCACCTCAACAGCCGGATCGATGATCTCTTTTTCTGGCTGCTTGATTCCTTTTGCCACTTTGTACCGTGACACCCACTTAGGGATGCTCGTGCGGACAATTCGCGCGAAAAAACCACAGCGGAGGCATCCAACCCCCGTAAGGTTCTCGTCTCTGCCGTCGTTACAGCAGACCCATGACCTAGCACCGCACAACGGGCAGCTGAAACCAAGCTGCTCGTCACTTGCGGCCAATGCCATTACAGCCTTTTCATGAGG